GGTCGGACCCGAGGATATCGCCTCGGGAAAAGACGGGGCGCCGGCGACCGAGGAGACGGACGGCTCCCCGTCGGCGCCCTCTACGGCAGCGGAGCCGTCCTAGGCTTCACGCCCATCGAGGTCGATGCGATGTCGCTCTGGCAATTCGCGTCGGCGGTCGATGGGTGGAACAAGGCGCATGGCGGCGACGATGAGCCGCCTGCCATGACTGGCGAGGAGTACGACGCACTCATCGAGAAGCACGCCGACTGGCTGGCGCGGGGCTAGCGGCTCATGATCACCCGCTGCTCCTCGCCAGGCTTGAGCGTGACGCGCTGTACCAGCTCGCCGCCTTGACGGCCGCCGTACCGGCCAGGGACAGTCCAGACGACACGTGTGACGATGTAATAGTCGCCGGCTGACAGCTTGTCGAAGGTGAAGTTGCCTGTCGCGTCGGCTATTGTCTTCTTCGTGTAGTCCTTCAGCCGCGGGTCGAGGTTCTTGATGTCGAGTTCTGGGGCGTATGGCCCCCGGGCATCGGTGGTCTTCGCGACCATTTCCTCGACCTGCGGCACGGCTGGCAGCAGCAAGACAGGCTCGCCTGCCGCTGTCACGACGCCCCCTCCTTCCTGACGGATGAAAGCCTGCCCGACGATGCGTGCGGTGCCGGGTGTCTGTGCATAGGCCGCTTCCTTGGGGTCGAAGCTGGACCGGAGCTCAATTTCTTTGGTCGGTAAGCAGCCGGCGATGAGTAACGAAGCAAGTACAACAACAATGCCCCGCAATTCTCCCTCCACCTTTGAAATGGGTCAGATGAATGGCTACTGATCTGGAGCGCCTGACCGTAACCTTGGAGGCCAGCGTTCGCAAGTTCGAGCGCGAGCTGAACAAGGCGCGCACGACCGCCGATAGGGCCCTGAGGGGGATCGAGGCCGATGCGAGGAAGTCGAGGACGCGGATCGAGGCGAGCCTCGGCGATATAGGCCGCAGCTTCCGCTCCGGCCTGGCGCGGGGGCTCGGATTTGTCGGCCTCGGCATTGGCTCCGTTGAGGCGACGCGCGCGATCACCTCGGCGGCCGCCGAGTACGTCAACCTCCAGAACGCCCTGAAGGTGGCGGGGCTGGAGGGGGCTGCGCTGGAGCGGACCTTCGCCAGCCTCTACCAGATCGCGCAACGCAACGGCACGGCCCTTGCCCCGCTGACGACCCTCTATTCCCGCGCGGCGCAGGCGCAGAAGGAGCTGCGCGCGTCTTCCGACGACTTGCTGCGCTTTACGGACGGCGTCTCCCTCGCCCTGCGCGTCGCCGGCTCCAGCAGCCAAGAGGCGGCCGGGGCGCTGCTCCAGCTCAGTCAGGCTCTCGGCTCCGGTGTCGTGCGGGCCGAGGAATTCAACTCGGTGAACGAGGGGGCGCGGCCGATCCTTCAGGCTGTCGCGGCAGGCTTGAAGGAGGCGGGCGGCTCTGTCGCTACGCTGAAGACGCTGGTGAACGACGGGAAGGTCTCTTCGGAAGCGTTCTTCCGTGCCTTCCTCGCCGGAATGCCGTTGCTGGAGCAGTCGGCGGCCAAGGCGCAGGGCACCGTGGCGCAGGCGGCGGAGCGTGCCGCGAATGCCTTCGTCGTCTTCATCGGCGAGCTGGATAAGAGTGTGGGCGCGTCGCAGCGCGCCGCGGAGAACATCAATGCCGTCGCGTCAGCGATCGAGCGGCTGACGGAGTATATCGACGCAGCCGCCAGCGGGCTGGCGAACCTGCAGGGGTGGTTCACCTCGCTCGGCAGTCACCCGTTCTGGCGCCGCCTCGGGGAACTGGCGGGCGCTGACTTCTCCGCCGCAGGAAAACGCGCTGCAGGTTTCGTGCCGCTGAACGACGCGCTGGACCAGGCCGAGCGTGTCGCCGAGGTGTGGAAGACGGTAGAGGAGCAGGCGCGGGCCGGATCGATGGCCGGTTATCAACCCGGCGCGGCCAAGTCGGCCGTCAGCCCCGTATCGCTCGCCGACTACAGGGTGCCAGGCGCGAAGGGGGGCGGGGGCCGGTCGGCGGGCGATCGCTTCGGCGACGATCTGCGTCGGACGCAGGAGCAGATCGCCATGCTGGAGCGGGAGCGCCAGAGCATCGGCCTGACGACTGCCGCGCGGGAGCGGTACCGGAAGGAGCTCGAGCTTGAGCTGGCGGCGAAGCGAGCTGGCCTGCCCCTGACGGATGAGTATCGGGCGAAGATTGAGCAGCTCGCCACGGCCTACGGCGAAGCGCAGGCGGCGCTTGAGGAGGCGCAGAGGGCGCAGCAGGATTTCGCGGACCTTCAGCAGTTCGTTGGGCAGGAGCTTTCCAGCTTCTTCTCGGACATCGTGTCCGGTGGCGAGAACGCTGAAAAGGCGCTCATGAACCTCGTGAAGCGCCTTGCCGACGCGGCTCTGCAAGCGGCGCTGCTGGGGCAGGGGCCGCTCGCCAGTCTCCTCGGCCTCTCCGGTTCGGGTGGGCAGGTCGGCGGTCTCATCGGAGCGCTCTTCAAGGGCTTTGCCGGCGGCGGATATACCGGGGCAGGCGGTAAATACGAGCCGGCCGGCATCGTCCACAGGGGCGAGTATGTCTTCGACAAGGCGGCGGTGGCGCGCCTCGGCGTCGGCAACCTTGAGGCGCTGCGGCGTGGCGCTATCCGCGGCTTTGCCGACGGCGGGTTCGTGGGCATGCCGCACATCCCGACGCCGGTGCAGCCGCGTGGTGGGGGCTTGCAGGTCAACATCATCAACAATGCCGGGGCCGAGGTCACGACGCGCGAGAGCATGGGGCCGGGCGGGCCGCGCCTCGACGTCATGATCGAGGCTGCCGTGGCGCAGAGCATCGCCAAGGGCGGCCAGATCGACCAGCTCATACGTGGCCGCTACGGCCTCAATCCGATGCGGGGGCGCTGATGGCAAATCCCGTGTGGCCGGCAGGTGTGCCGAGCAAGCCGCAGCTCTCTGGCTGGGGCATCGAAAGCCTTGCCGGCGAGCTGCTGGAAACCGACATGCAGGGGGGCAACACGCGCGCCCGGCGGCAGTTCGCCGACCGCATCGCGGTGATGCCCTACAGCATCCTGATGAGCGCCGCGCAGTATCAGACCTTCGTCGCCTTCCTCCTCAACGACCTGGGGCACGGTGCGGCCGAGTTTGACATGCCGGTCTACACCGGCACGGGCTGCGCGGTGCGGACGGTGCGGATCATCGGTGGTGCCAATGCCGTCAAGGTGCAGGCCGTTGGCGCGCGCCGGCTCGTCTCCATGCAGCTCGCGGTGCGGAGCCTGTGATGGTGGATTTCTGGACCCCGGAATACGCGATCAACATCGCGTCCAACCCCAAGACGGATGTGCAGCTCGTGACGGTCGAGCTGCTGCACCCGGCTTTCGGTGCCCAGTCTGTGCGCGTCGTCAACCAGCTCGAGGACAAGACCTTGCGGTTGGAGCCCGGCGCGCCGCTCAATGGCGGGCAGGATGTGGTCTTCAAGGCCGTGCCGTTCGAGATCGAATGGCCTGGCTTCGAGGAGGGGCGCCCGGTCGAGGCGGTGCTGCGGGTAGATAATATCGGCCGCGAGGTGTCGCGCTATCTCGACCAGGCGGAAACGATGAGCGCCACGCTCACCGTCATCTTCCGCGTCTATCTCGCGAGTGACCCGACCACCGTGGCGTATGGGCCGTTCCGGATGGTGATGCGCGAGATCACGGAGACAGGCTCGCGCATCGAGGGGCGTGTGACCCTCGCCAACCCGCAGAACCTCCGCTTCCTGCGCAAGGTCTACTCGGCGCAGGAATATCCGAGCCTCCTGGCGACCTCATGAACACCAGAATTGCACGCCTCCGGGCGCTGATCGGCCGGCCCTACGTGGTGGGGGCGGACGGTCCCGATGCGTTCGACTGCTATGGGCTCGCCCGCTACGTGCTGGGAGAAGTCTACGGCGTCGAGCTGCCCGCGATCACGCGGGAAGCCGCCGAGCCCCGCGCCACGGCCCGCGCCATCCTCGGCCATCCCGAGCGCGTCATGTGGGAGCGCGTCGCGCCGCCGCAGGATGGCGACCTCGTGCTGATGGGCAACGTGGACGGCCGGGATTTCCACCTCGGCGTGTTCGTCGCGGACGGCGCCCGCCGGCTCGTGGTGCACACCGATG